GCTGTCGAATGTAAGACCAGTTCCACCGAGTGCAGTTTCATCCAGAGCCGTGTTAAAATCAGAGTCAAAATTTGCTTTCGTATAAGTTGCTTCTACATCAAGTGAAAACTGACCTGTAGAACTATTATATGTGATATCACCAGCACCACTGAAGAAACTTCTAATCTGACTCTGAGATCCAGATAAATCAAACCCAACTGCGCTACCAACAGAGTCCGCAACAGAGAAAGTTCCCGACTGATCTTTGATTGCAAGACCGCCAAGGTTTAGCGTACTACCGCTTAGATATAAGTCTCTCCATTTCGCTGCAGCAGATCCGAGGTCATGCGTACTGTCAGCTGATGGAATAAGACTACTAGCTATCGTTGTAAAAACAGGTGCGGATCTATTTACGAATTCTTGTGCAGATGAATCAAACTGAATGAAGTCATGATGAGTAGCACTTGTTATTGTTACATCGTTAAGACCATCGAGAGAAGATCCAGCTTCTATAATAGATCGAATTGGAGTACCAACAGTGATACTTTTAACAATGGTTGTTCTATCTGTAGAAGTGACTTTAACCGAGCCAATCGTTCTTCCAGATAAGGTAATCTTTGACATGATCTACCTCACTTAGTTACAGAAGGACTGACTTGGATTCTACCTTCTAAAATCCTTTCTACAATCGTAGCGGCCGCAGAGTCTGTGTAGGAAATTTCTACATCGTAAACGTATCGACCAGCCTTTAGTGCATTTGTTTGAGTATTTGTCAGACTCAAAGTGATGATGCCATCTGTAGCAGGACTTGCGACGACTGTAGTAAAGGCTGTCGTATCAGAATCACCACTATTGTAGTTCTTCTTCATCTTAGCTGCAACTGAGTGATTAGTTAGATTTTTCTTTGCACCTTGAGTATCGACACATTCTAGTTGTATAGCGATGTCTGCACCCTGATCTATGGTGAATTCTTCGTAAGTGGCCATGAAATACCTCGGTGATTTCTTTGTCGGACTTTCGCCCCTGCCTTGGATAAATAGACAATATAGTTTATTTATATAAATTTGTTTTAGAACGGAGAAATTTATGGCAAGGTATATTGTCACATCAAAAGTCACTGGTGATACAACAACAAATCCTAAATTAAGTGCTTTTAGTAACGGTCAGGCAACTGCTATATTAGGAGAATATACCGCTGCTGGAAAGCTAGAGGTATTATCTGATACAATCAGCGGTAATGAAAGGACGGTATCGCTAGCATTTAAGAACAAAACTACTTGCACTGAAGTAAGATCAAAGCTAAAAGCACTTGGCGATTTTCGTAGAACTGATGTCAACTGGGAGATTCTCAGTGAAGGATTCGAGAGTTAATGGAATATTATAAAACTCGCCTTCCTTATAGTCAGGAGGAGTTGCAGAATCTATTTGATGAGATAGATGATCAGCTAGAGTACATTTACTATGGTAGGAGTAAGAAATCCGGTTTGTTCCAGGGTATTATTCCTGAGTGCGAGATAACTAGAAATATCATGGACGATATCGAAGGGTCATTACATTGCTCATTTATAAAAGTAAATCCTGGGTGTGATTTGAAAGCGCACACTGATACAAGAGGAGTTGGAATCAACTATCCTGTTCGTGTGCCCGAGGGAAGCTACAACATACAGTATGACGCCGAAGCCGAAGGAACAAGAATCCGGCAAGCATACATGGGGAGAAGCAAGGAGTCAACTGCACAACTTTTTCTCAAAGCAAAAGAGATCTCAAGGTTTTATCTTGACCAGCCAACGGTGTTAAATACACATGTTCCTCATGGAGTCACGGGTGGTGATACACAACGAGTCGTATTGAGTGTTTCAATGAAGCCCGGTTATGATGAGTTTAATGATGTAGTTGAGAGGTTACAGGCAAGTGGATTCTAAAACACAACAACTAATCGTATTTTATTCAGTGCAAGTGTTAGCGCTCTTTGCACTCGCATCTTTACAACCAAACTTTATTCTTCTGTTCTTTGGTTGGATTACATTCTGTGGTCTTGCGTCTGCAGTCATTATGCATCGAGGCCTAGCACATCGAACATTTAAAGTAAGTCCATGGATGACCGTACTATCATGTCTTGCAGTACAAGGTTCTCCGTTATGGTGGATTGCAATTCATCGCAGGCATCATGATCATACTGATGGAGATCTTGATGTACATTCGCCTAATCACGGAATATTCCATAGCTATATCGGATGGCTACACAAGGACATAAAAATTAATCCACGATATATCAAAGACTATCTAAGAGATTCGACTACTAAAAAAATTGACAAATACTATGTACATATTGTTGCGTTTATGTTATTATTGTGTTTAGTGTTCCCATCCCTTATTTGGTTCTGGTTAGTTCCTGCAGCCTGGAGTTTCCATCAGGAAGCGATAGTTAACCTGTTCTGTCACTACAAAAAGATTCGTAATATCGAGTGGCTAGGACTTCTTACATGGGGTCAGGCAATCCATAAAAATCATCATGACAAGCAAAATACGTTTCTCTTTGGTAAGAATGATCCATGCAAAATTTTTACGTGGTTGACAAACTAGAACTTCCACTATGGCAAAAAGAGTTTAATGACTTTATTCGGTATCAGCAAGAGAGTAGCCATCGACTTGCGAAGAACTATCGATACGATTACTTACAAAGATCTGATGAGTTAACGATCCTTATAGATGACAACGATCGTATCGCCGGTCTCGCCTGCATGCTAAAATGGAATGATGTTGCGACCCGAGTAATGTATCGCTGGGCGAGAGATAGAAGAATTGAAAGAACTGATCACGTATATGGTGATCTATCAAAAGCTATATTATCACATCAGCTTCCACTTGTAAACACTCCTTATGCATTTATTGGCCTAGACGGTAATCGTAAGAGGACAAACAAGAAGTGGGCGGATGCTGCAGGTTGGCAGGTGACAGAGGGAAGAGTACTACCTAAACATCATCAGCATATAGCTTATATTAAACTCAAGGAGACAGATGAACCATTCGCCTGTGGAAGAGATGCTTGAGGCAATGGCATGATTATCGAGTTGTTAGAAACGGATCAAGAGATTGATCTAGAATATCTGAGACTTGAATATAAGCATGCGCCTAAAGTAGTAAAGAATAATCGTGCAGGTGTTAATCTTAAAGCAGTTGAGGGAGTTGATCCACTTGAGCCAATGTATGATATTAATGTTGGTGAATATGAGTGGCTCATCGATGGTTACACTAAAGAACTTATAGAGTCACTTGGAGAGTTTACTAGATGTAGGTATCTCTCTATTGGACCACAGTTTTGTATGAAGATTCACTTAGATTACAAAGAGAGATATCATATTCCTATACACACAAACGAATATTGTGGATTTTTTGATAAACATCTGAACACGTATAAGATGGAAGTGGGTAAGCTATATCGTCTCAACGCTACACACCCACACTCGGCATTCAATATCGATAGGAATGAATGGAGAACTCATCTCATCCTAGAGAAAGCTTGAGTAGTGTTTCCATTTATCTGGACGATTAATCATATGAGTAAAGTGCACGAATTTAATATCCTCATGAAAGTCACCCATGAAGATATAATCATTACCTGATGCTTGCTGATACTTCTCTGTGATCTCGTACTGCCATCGTTTATATTGTTTGGTCGACATCTCAGTACTTTCCTGTGCTACCCATCGAGTGAACCATGCGCTCGGTAATAGTTTAAGTTTTAGTTTTTGCTTAACGTGATCCTCGACAAAGTATTGTTCACCGTTAACAGGACCATTAGTTATGCCATTGTCAATGTAATGTCTTTGCCACTTCTCGGTACTAGACATAAATTCGTCGTAGATGTATCGACAATCTTGAGGATAGTATTTGAAAAACCCTCCGTTGATTTTGTACTTGTCTTGATTAGTATCCCTCCACCATCCAGGCATCGCGACAAATTCTCCGCGCTCGATCGGATACTCAAATATCTTTTTATAATCATTGATCAGAAGAACGTCGATGTCCATGACACAAACTGGTTCGTCAATGTCAAGTGACATACCATACATCTTATTCCATTGAAGAACGACATCGTTACGTATTGGTTCGCGGATCCAAATAAACTCGTACTCAGGTAATTTAGACTCTAGATATGTCTCATACTCTGGGCCGTATCGATCACCAATTCTAACTGCTATAATCTTCATTGTATTTTGATCCAAGGGAATGTCAACTTTCTGTTATGACGTTCTAAAATAATTTCTGGACTATTTTTTCTATCCCTTGGTGTTCTTCCTATGTGGACATCATTATTATTTTTATTATAAAAAATTTCATATTCGGTTACATTACGATTACATCCACTAGCATTAAAAAGGGAAACATCTTGTCCATAATATCCTGCGTATGTTTCATCGTAACCTCCTATCTCTAAAAAGTATTTTTTAGTAACACAGATTTGGTTATGATTATGTAGTCCGTATCTTCTTCCTGCATGATCTGTTTTTTTCTTCCATGCATTTCTTTTTCTCCACTCTACATCTTGAAAATTATAAAGATTTCTTTTATCATGGTCACTAAAATCCATATCTTTATCTTTAAGTAGGTAATCTACATCATGTAAACAAACCCATTCTGTTTCGCATTGGTGAACTATTAAGTTCCTACATCCTTCACTGTTAAATCCAATATCTTCTGTGACACGATATAAAGACCAATTAGCAGGTACATCATTTTTCTCTAATGGTCTTTTAGGAGAACCATCATCAACAACTATAAATTTATAATCGTCCCAAGATTTATAGTGATCAACAAGAGCTTTAAACGCCCCATAATTATCATAATACGTTGTTCCTATTGTGATATTATTCATAGTAAAATACAAAAGAGTCCGGATCGATAAGATAAACTATTCCATCTTCTACCATAAAGTTTCTAATTTGAGCATCTCTATGATAAAACTTAGGGTTATTATTTTTATTAAAAATAAATATATTATTCAATATGTCTATCATTTGAGAATAATATTTTTCTGTAATACACGACTCAAGTATTTGACCTTCTAGTTTTCTCATATACATAGTTTTATCGTATATGCCGTAGATCTCAATGATCCTAGGTTCAAATTCATGAATCTTTTGATATGTTTCGAACCAATTGTTAGGGAAGTTCCAAGTAACTCTTTTTAAATACATGTCATCTTTTATAGAATGATACGTGTTACTTGCCTTGTGGTGTACTTCCTTAGACTGGGTCATATGTTCCAAATGCCCACATTTTTTCATGACACCAGAAACATTCTTCACAAGGTCTAGTAAAATAGTCTGTTTCCTTTTCAAATCCAATACATGAACGAGTTAAAGGAAATAGATCATCTAATAAATCGTATTGCTTGTACAGCTCTGCTACAAACCTTTTATCTACATTTATGAACGGCGTATAATGAAGATTCCCACTTTTTTTCCAATCGAATTCATCGTATACTAAGTTTCGTCTTGGCTCTGCAACATCGATGAAACCGAGTTTCTCCTGAACTTCAATAGGAGGATTTGCAGTAATACCATGCATCGATAACTTAATATCATATTTCTTTCTAAGTTCATGTTTATGAGGTTTAGCTGCAACAGCTTTTGCGTGCCCTTGTATGGTCGGCAGTGTTTCCTTATTAGGATGAGCATTCCAATCCTTCTCTGCACGATATAACCATATAGGATCTAGACTATTAAATTTATATTGCTCATGAACTATATCTACATGCGGAAACCTTTTCTGCATAAAGTCAACTATTTCAGCTGCATACTCACCAACCCACGGATCTTTGTGCTTATCAATTCCAGTATGGCACACGATCTTCCAGTCAGGTTTCTCTATACACGTAAGATATAGTAGCATTGCAGAATCTGTTCCGCCAGACAGCGCAAGAAAAACTCTATCAAATTGTGAATCGTCAAATTCAAAAAAATCTATTGTCTTATTATTTGCAGTAAGTTTCATTATTCTCTAGCAATGATATTACTATCCTTAGCTCTCCATTTTGGTAATTTAAGATCTGCTACACATGAACAAGATTGATTTTCTTTGCTAGTGCATTTCTTTGGTTCATCAAATAATTTAAAGTCATCGCCTAGCTTACCTATTATATCATGTTGACATCCACCGACTCCACGTCTTATTTTTCCTTTTTTAATTACAGCTGAAATATATCCAGCAGTGCATGTCCAATCATTTAAATTATGATATAGTTGTAGAGGCTTCAATCTCTCTGTGGTATCAAACCAGTGTTCTTCTCCGTCAATTGTCTTAACTAAACATCGCTCAATATTTCTCTTATTTGAGTTTATCATGTAGTCTAGTTGTTCTTGAGTGTATCCAGTTTTTCCATCTCCATACTTATGGTACATCTGATTTTCAATTGTGTTAATCTTAGTGTTTACGTTAAATCCATTTTCTATAAACATGTCAAGTAACTCTAACTGATCCTCAAATAAATCAATATCCATTACTTGGTTAATAGTAATAGTTATTCCAGCGCTTCTTATAAAATCAGCTGTTTCATAAAAGCGTTTTATCTGTTTATCAGTATGCACGTATTCTTGGTGTAATGAAGCAGCAATAGCCCTAACCTTGTATCCACTAGTTTTCTCTACAAATTTTTCCCACCATTTTATGCTCTGAGATATATTACTTGTCATATTAAACGTCATTCTAAAATCATCTTGACGACGTAATATTGTCTCTTGCATGTCTAAAAAGTTAGGATGAAATGTTGGCTCACCTCCAGACCAGCCCCAGTTTATTTTATCAATTCCTCTATCATTAAATTGGTTACAAAGATCATCAATCGTTTTATATGATTTTTGTGCGTCATCAAAATCTTTAATTTTAGTGTGTGATGATGGCCAACAGTAAGAGCACTCATAGTTACAGTACTTATTCGGTTGCCAATAGACAAGAGCTCTTTTCAGATCGCTATATGCTCGATCTCCGATGTAAGCTATATTATTAGATGATAGCTTAGTCATCTGCCTATTACTAAAAATCGGGTCATGCCGTTATCAAGCACCTTGCTCCCAGAGTAGTACACATCTGCTAACATTGCTTGATCAGCTAATTCATCTGCAGAGGAGACACAATTGATGTGATCCTCGTATTGATCATCGTCTGTTGATTGAAGAACATAAAGTACTTCATTGAGTTGTGGATTTATTTGTCTGAACTTCCACATAGGAAACATGTGCTCGCATGCTGTATTAATTATAGTGTCATGTTTATAATACTTCGGGAGCGATTGCGTTAAAACATTTCTATTGCTCACGTCATACACCCCGGCGTCTTTAAACCTTCTATTGAGCTTTGTGCTAATCTTGTTTGCTTCAAAATCAATCTCATAGTTAATAATCTTTTCTGCATTTAACTCATCCACTAATAGGGGTACTATTATGTGAGCAAACCATCCGCCAAGAATACCTACATTATTAATCTCAACATTTAACTTTGTAAGTTCAGTTATCAACCATAATTTACTTTGCGCTTGAGAGACTGTTGTAGCATTAACCAATCTAGTCATAGTTAAAGGTATATTCCGTGATACCCAATCAAAGGTTATTGACCAATTATGGCACATCTCAGGTGTTAACTTTATATACTCAACCATAAGTCTTTTACCTCATTAATTTGATACATATGCTCACCGTCACTATTTGATGAATTATTAAATAAACAAATCATATGATCCTTTCTTAATGTATGAGTTTCCATATCATGTGGATATGTATTTCCTTTGTACCATGAGTAGATAAGTCCAGGCTTAAATCCCCAGAAGAAAGATTCCTTCTCTTCCCAGACATTATACCAGAAATGATTGAGATAATTATCTATGGTAGGATACGTAAAAAATATAACATCCTTATGCTCTTCAATATGATCGTATATAGGTTTTAGCTGACCACGATTCCAACGAATAACAGACGAGTTAAGCGGAGTTGATTTTAATCTTCCATAATTCTTACGACATGTTTCAATATCATTCCACCAGCCTCTGACAATCCAAGGTCTTGCAGGGTGAAGATCAAAGAGACGATCGATTGAACTATGTATTAGAATGTCAAGATCAAAAAATAAGAACTCATCACCGTCTAATTGCGGAAATAGATCTTCATTAAACATATAGAATTTTCGATAAGCCCAGAATGCATTCTTCTTTGGAATATAGTATGAATCCCAATGGGTAGGAAGCTGAATATCGTATTCTCGTTCTGGCTTATCAGTAAGACAATAGAACTTGTAATCGAGTGAGCAATGATTCTCTACTTGCTTTTTAAGTACTTCGACATAGTCATCATATTTGTCACCCCACTTGACACATAATATGTTTTTCATTTAGAATTCCGATAGTAATTGTACTATCTCTATATATGTTTTTGCTTTACGCAAAGATGCTTTTAGTTTTCTATCCTTAGAATCAGCTACTTTTGGATGATCAAACACTGCAAGTTTAAATTTAAAAATTTCTTCATTGCTTATTTCAGATTCTGTTTTCGCTAGAAGGACAACCAGTCTTTCTAAAAATTTAGAATCATCATTGACGTCAATCCAATCACCGGTTTTTTTAGCTATGTTTACGAGTAATTGATCGTACTGTTCTCTTTCTTGACGCCAGACCATAACAGTATTTTCGTGAAGCTGGTCTTCAGATATTAACTCTAGGAGATTTTTATAATGAAGATTGTTCTCGTCAACTTCTACGTAGCTGTTTCGAAAAACAGTTTCGTCTTCATTATCTTGCCACCTAGCTTGAATTGTAGTTCTATCATTATTAGTAAACCTCGCGGTAACGAAGGTATGATTATCCATGTTAAATCCTATAAATTTTCAAAGTATAAGTAGTTTCTGTTTCAGCTGCGCCTGTCGGTAAGTTTGCAGATCTATAGATATCACCATCTTGGTTATTGATTCTGACTGATGCATTCAGTGTTGTGTCAACCATCGCTGTACCCATAGTAGCCTTTGATATGGATGAAGAAATTGTTTGCGTATCTGTTCCAACTCCTTCTATTTCATATCGAATGCGATGACCACTAGTATTAACAGTTACATAGCCAAGGATAGTTCCTAAAAATGATTCCCACTCTGCAGAAGAATACACTTTTAGAGCCGTTCCATTCCAAAACAAAGGTAGAACAAAAGATCCAGGCGTTTCTTGATCACGTCTCCAAAGATAATATGATTCATTAATAACAGGTTGATCAACATTAGACAAAGGTAGTATATCTTGGTTTCTCTCGGCTTCCGAGTTAGAGCTTGTAACTCCTCCATGAATTGATTTATCAAATTGCTTATCAACAAAAACTGGATTCGAACTAATTCTAGTATGATTAGCATATGTGGTTGGATTAGTTGATATACTGTACAAACCACCTCTATCGGTACCGTCAACTAAGTTAGTAACGATTTGATTAATATATGTGTCAATCATATCTTGAAAAGACATAATTTGTAAATTGCCAGACGCTGCTCTGTAAATAGGGTAATTCAATCCTGTAATACTGAAAGTACCAGTCGATTGATTTATGACATCAAATGTATCAGTAGCACCTGCGTCAACAACAGCATCGGGTGAGTTATCTGAAAATTGTGTGCTATTTGTAACACCTTCTTCATCACCAAGATCTCCAGCCAAATCTCGTGAATCTATCATTCTTGTTAGATTACCAGATGCTTGATATGCTAAATCAACTCCACGATATGATGAATTGCCAAACAGAGTAGTACCGTAATTTTGCTGGTCAGACAATTGAGACGCAGAAGTTTCTCTTAGATTTCCGGCGCTGAGATAAAGCGGACGCACCACAGCCATGATTATGATCCTGGACTAAATAATGTTTTTAAGACTGTTCCATCCGAGTCAAGTATTTGTAACGATACCGCTGAATTAAACTTTGCTGATGTTAAAGTATTAGATGCAATCTTGCCATTTGTGACATTTGTATTTGCAATCATAGCGGTTGTCACACCGAGATTAGAGATGTTAAACTTTCCAGCACTATCATAGTCTAAACCAGCGCCAGCTTTAAAATGATAGTCTTGACTCAGACCAAACGTTCCAGAAGCAGAGTCAAATGTTATAGACACGCCGTGTGCAGAGTCAGCAGCATTAGCGCTGATTCCGCTTTTGAAGATCGCTTTAATTTCATCCGAGTCATCGAATGGTACGACAATGTTCCTTACCGTATTAATCGCATCAACAACATTACTATCGCCAGTTATAAGTAAGGCGGTATCACCAACATCATTTGATATATCATTTGTCTTAGTAACAAGCGTCGATACTGGATCTGATAAATTAATTACTGTCTTAGCCATTTGTAGCCTCTAATATTTTATTTAAGAGATGCTTAATCTCTTTGACGTCATCCTTTAGTTCTGTAACTTCGGTTTCAAGTCGTGCAGTCTTTTCTCTTTCATCGAGCCAAGCCTTTTTTCTTTTTCTTGCCTGACTCATTTCCTTACTATTTATGTTTAAAATAGCACCAGATGCTTTGTCTCTCACAAATCCAGGATGACCTTTTACGTTCACATAAGCCATGTTATGTTACCATCGCGATAGCTCTGAGGTCTCTGATTCTGGCGACCTTTGAACTATTAGTTGATTTAAATACGATCTTCAGCTGGAATGATGTAAATGGTGTCAAGTCACCGCCAATGCCACCGATCAAATAAGTGTACTCTCTGAATATATCTGGATCTTCATCTGCTGCAATAGTAGCTTCTTTAGCTGCTAATGTATATGGTTGATCACCAATCACTTCATCATTATTTGCAGTTCTAAAATACAAATCAAAGTCTGCTTCATTCGGTCTATTGGCTGCTAGTAATACTTTAAGACCTACTGCAGTTTCAGCAAGGTTGATAGCCTTTGTGATATGCTTCGATGCCGCAGTTCCGTTTCGTGCATCAGTCTCTGCTACGAATGTAAGTGCAGCTCCTGATGAATCAAAGTCAATGATATTCTCGATTGCTGAAACAGTCGATCTTTGTAGATCAATGAATGGCGACACATCAGAATCTGTTGTCGACATTTGAATTCTTAGTTGAACTGACTTCTTACCAGAGTTATTTGCAACTTCGTTTCTTGCTGTAGCGATTAATTCAGGTGCTTCTGACTTAATGTATTCATTGGTAATGACAGTTGCAAAGTCAGCATCTGTTGCATAAGCTGCAGTTGAAGAAAGGTTTCTATTTGTTCCAAATGACGCACCAGAAGTTAGTTTAACTGCAGTGGTTAGTGTAGTCTCATCTGGAACAAGACTTGCAAGATTAAAATTATACTCATTCATCATTACCTGACGATCTACGACCACAGTGCTACCACCAGTTCTTAATGAAGAGGAGGCGTTACTATCTGCAGCGAAGGTATAACCTGTGTGATCGACACCGGTAATTGTACGCTCACCCAGTATACTAGTTCCTTTCATGCCATTGAATGTAGAACTTGAATCTAATCCAGTGATAAAGACCTTATCGCCTCTTACAAATCCATGATCTGAATGTAGCATGGTAATAGTAGTTCCACCAGAATCAGTAGTTATTGGATTGCTTCCTAACAAGACTCTTCCAGGATCTGCATTTTCTAAGAATGCTGTGTAAGTCGTATCCGGCGTAAATTTAGCTTTATTTAATTTCATCATCAAATCAATTTGATGATCTGGATTCCATATAGCACTACTAGTTGTGGTAAAGAGATCATTTAGGCCAGAGGCTTTTGCTACTTTTCTTCCGGTCGTACCTAAAGCAAAATCATATGCTCTAGCTGCATACAATCTATAATCTGCACTACGAGAATGCGTGATGATTGCATATTGATATCCCGCACTCAAAAAGATAGGTTCATCAAAAGTGAATTTTGTAGCAGAAGATTGAATACCAGATAGTGACGCAGAATCGCCAACTGAAGGCGTACTAACGCTATCTGCAGATAAAAACACTTCACTTCCTGGCATACTAGTTATTTGAGGAACTCTGTTTTCGACTGAATGTAGTGCAATAAAAACTGGCGAAGTAACGTCTCCAACAGGCTTTTTAGCGAAGAATAATTCTACCGAAGTAAGAAATAGTCCTTTGTCATGCTTTACCGGATCAATTGTAAAAGTCTGTGCAATCGGTTTCATTTATGTTCCTCGTTATTAGAATGGGCTGCTGTTGTGTTCATCACCAGCAGCATCAGCATCAGTTTGTCCCGTGCGGCTGTCCCCATGATCGGCTCTACTACCATCTTCGCGTTGATAGAATCCGTTATTATAGTCATGGTATCCAGAAGTACGTTTTCCACCAACTGCCCCACCATCTCCTCTCTGTATCACTGCTCTCGAAATTGTTACATGACGAGTAGACTCAAAGGTTCTTTCTTTTACTTCAACAAGACCTTGAGCTGAGAACGTAAAGAAAGCAGAAGAGGCAGCAAAATCATCATTAGCTTCGGTAATATCTAGAAGTTTAAATATTACGTCTCCAGTTCTAAATTTAAGAGCCGATGTTGAGGGTATTACAAATGAACCTATTATTTGACCATTAGCATCAGAAGTAAGAGTTGTTGCTCCATCTGGATGACCAGTTGCACCTGTCAAACTAGATCCGTAATCATTAGACGTTTCAGAAAATCTAGTAAACGTTGACTCAGTTCTTACCCAATCTGCGACTGACTGCTCATTGAAAAATGCAAAATGTTGTGTATTAGGACTTAAACCTCTAGCCTTAAAGAAGACCTTTATTGATCTCATATAAGGCACAAATTTCTTCTCAAGAATTACTTCGTTGATCTTATCTCTTACAACTTTATTACCTGTAATAGCTTTTCCAGTAGTTCCATACCAACTATATTTAGAATCATTTCTACTTCTAACTGTTACAGACCCCTTGCTTTTAACTACATCAGGAAGTTCTATAACTATATCAGGCACATACTCAGTTTCAAACCAGTTATCTGATGCCGGAGACAGCGTCATTTGACCAGAGTTTGTTATCATTCCACTTCCATTTACACCTAACTCTGTACTAGCTAGATCTTGATTGATAAATGATTCTTCTACATAAGGACAAATGATAAGGTCACCAACACGAGTAGCATCGTTACCACTGTTATCTGCGTCATATATTAAGCGAACCGCAGCTTCACTAAATTGTGGAGTAAGTTCTTTTTCGCTTTGATCAATTGATGCTCTATATCCAGCATTAAAAGTGTCAGAGAAATTATAGTTCGCGAAGTTATCAGCTAAGAAACCTGCTTTTGTTCTAGCATTGCCTGCCGAGTCAAGTACTTCAATTGATGATGTTTCATTTTCTAACAAAGATAAAGTAGTAAGCTCTGTGAGAGTATCAATACGATCTTCTAATTTTCCAATATCTTGCATCGTATAATTTTTAGTATCATTCTTCTCAAGAGTTATATCATCTTTGTTCAGCGTAAACGGTTTTAAACTCATGTCGTAGAGTGTCAAAGTTCCAGGTGGCTGCAATGGTGAATTCGGATTTAATGCACTCACACCTTTAATTTGCCTATACTCACCAAACTTTGCGGATGACCGATTAAGATTAGCAATTCCGATTACGAGCTTATCTTTTCTTGGTAAATGATAAACTACATCAGCTCTGATCACGTCAGTTGTTTGTGGTAATAAGTTAACAATGCCGCCAGTTCCACTGTATTGACCGTTAGTACCTTCGACAGGTCTAAAATCAAGCACATCTCTAAGGTTAATAATCTCGCCATTAGCTTTCGTAAAGTCTGGAATATCTTCGTAGTTAATCGCACCTTGATATGAGTTTACAGCAAATAAATCACCACTACCATGTGAGAATCTTCTAAATTCTACAAATACATTTCCTGATGGAATAGAAACTCCTGGGTTCACGACAAGTCTTGATTTAGAGTAGAAATTATCACGCTGTCCGTTGTCAAACGTAAAGTTATCTGAGAGATCTGAACCACTAGAGTCTACAGTAAGAATTCTTTTTACTTCATGGACATCCGCAAATCCAAGATCAATAGATGCTAATCCATTGCCGTCAGAGTCTGCAGAGTCTGGAAACAGTTTTGTAATCGATTGCGCAGCCTCAAGAGTCTTTTGTCTAACACTTAAATTAGCACCGGCAACAGCTACATAAGCAAGTAGCTCATATGTTCCATTTGCGCCTGCGATACTCGATACTTCTACCTGATTTCCAGTCGGAGATCCGATTAAATTAAATGTTGCAGTTGAGTTTGAACTATCCTCTTTTGCGATAATCCAGTCCCCAGTGTTTGTGAATATATCACCTGTTCCACCTGCACTCAGAGTATTAGTTCCTCCAGAGTAGCTGAAGGTATATCTCTTCTGAACTGTAAGAGATAGATCTGACACACCATTTATTGTTGGTCGAGTAGATGGAAGCGGGAACAAAAGAGAATTATTTGATGTTTCTTTTAGCTGTGCAATCCCATCCTCAGTTACGATATTAACGTGATCTGTAGCACTCGTTCCAAAGCTTCTTGTATCTCTAAAGCTCTTACCATTATACATGTTAATATCGAACAAGAAGAATTTATGAGCTGAATCGGCTTCCTCTACAGCCCGCACTCTTGCACCACCAATTGCTGATCCAGTGTGGCCAAAGTTATCCATCAGGTTGATAGAATCAAAATTATCAATGTTCGGTAATCCTTTGTTATTAGCCGTATTACCAATAACAAAACTACCGTATTGAGCAATGATCGGTTGATTATTCTCAGTGATAGTATCTCTAGCCTTTTCAACTCTAAGCGTTGTTCTAGGAAGCTCTAGTCTATATCCATCAACATAAGCTGTTCCACCGCTTATCTCTAGGTCTAAGTTTGAGTCATTACCACTAATCTCATTAAATTTAGCAATGAAATTATTAACAGTATAATCACCAGACTCTTCTTTCGTTCTAGTGGCCATTAGATCATAGATCGTGTTATAACCGTTTGTAGTCGTAACTTGCTGTGAAATTTCTCCAGAACTAATAGTTGCAAGATATACAAAATTTTCAGAGGCTGTTACTTTTGATTTTTTAGCTAGAGATAGCGTTATTCTATATCGATCCGCGCCTGGCGCCGAAATGTTTGGTGATGAACCTTGGTTATCAAATAGTGCATCATCATCGTCAGACGTAATTACTTCTTCTACTATTTTAAAACCAACATCCTCATTAATACCGAATGGCTCATATTTTCCTAATACTAATTCTTGACCTTCATTTGTTACAAAGTGATTTTTTACAAAGAAAGTTCCTGGAGCAACTTTTAATATCGTTCCAGTATTTGCAGCGGCACCAACTGCTGGACTATCAGCTTGAAGAGTTATTCCTAAAGAAGCATTTGTAAAAGATGCACCATCAGCAATTACAACAGATCTTGTCCCTGAAGTTCCTGCAGACTTACTAGTGTACTCGACAAAAAGAGTAGGAGGATTGTTTCCAGTACCATCATCTCTAGCCGCCGCAGCAAATGCTTTTCTTACTATAAACTTAATAGCGGTCGTAGTACCAGTAAATTCTTTGCCGACAAGATCAGAGAAAGAAAGACCAGCTGCACTTAGTGTAGTAGTAGCTGCGGTGGTAAGTTTAATTGAATCAAATCTAAGAACATGTAAGTTACCGCCATCAACGGCTGCACCCTCTACAAAAACGTTACCGCCGAATCGACCAATTTCTTCTTGAATGATCGTCTGCATCTGAGTAAGTTCTCTTGCTTGAAGAGCTCTACCCGCATTGAACAATATACGATGATAGTGATCGCTATCGATAAAATCATCTTTGTATGTAGTTCCAAATGTTGTTGTAGTAACATTAGTAGCCATAAATTTTTAACCTTAAATGGTAATGATAACCTTAATATCTTCAGTCTGTGATGCTGATCTTGCAACTGCGGCTCTATTTTCTATGTAGAGAAGATCACCGCTGAACTTATCTATAGTGAAATTTGGTGCCGCAGAGTCAACTGTTCCTGTTCCGCTACCACCAGTTTCTGTTGCAGTCTCGCCATTTGAGAATGGCTTAAATCCTGTTGCTTCAGTTTGATGATAGAACACACTACTATCCGTGATTCCATCGATAAATGCAGTAGCACCAGACGTTCCGCCTACGATCTTATTATCGACTGTAAACGTCGCTGCACCAGAACCACTAATCTTCAAAGAGCGTAATGCGTTTGCAGATGCACTAGTATATATTGGTGTAGGTTGCCCTGAAGCACTATCGCCTACTTCAAGATTTTTAAGTAAAAGTATCTGTCTAAAATCTTGATTGACAATAAAATTACCACCCTCTGTTCCAGCAGGCTTTGCATTAAACATAATCGAACTGGCTCTTAAATCATCGCGAGGATCGAACCCAAGACCCTTGTAACTAGTAATGATAGGTCGATAACTAGCACCTGTTCCACCACCACCAGAGAAGACTATTTCAGCTAGATCATAACCTGTTCCACCAGCTTCTGCACTATCTAGCTCAACCTTTACAACTTCGCCACCACTTACTGTAGCAGTCAAACCTGCAGTAAATCCTGTTCCATTTACTGTTACAGTTGGTGCGGACGTATAGCCTGATCCACCGCTTACTTTAATCGCTCCAGTGATCGCACCGCCAACTGCATTTGCACGAACGTCGGCCTGGAATCTTTTTGCATCTGTTAATGATGTATCAGCTGCAGAGTCTGATAACGGAGAAAACTGAGTTGGGATAAATCCAGATGATAAGAAATTATTAGCAGCAGTAGCATCAACACTATATAGGTACTTCCAAATATATCCATCAGCTGTTTTGAATGGTTTTGTCTTAGCCACACTAGCATCAGCAAAACTTGGTTTAACAGTTGAAGGCTGTGCAACTCCTGCACTATTCTTCCCTTGTTGAATAACAATATAGACGTCGTTATCATCTGTCAGCACATAATGAGCTGGAGAACCGTTAGTAGTTTCAGAATCTGAGTATGCAGGATAAATTGTAGACGTTGACCAGTTATGGCGAGCCACTACGAACGAGGTTGCATTTACTACCTTAATAGACTGAAGATTTTCACGAGCAAGTCTTTCCTCACGAAGTGTACGTACTGGATTTACTACAGTATCACTCGAATCATATGCGTCAGATCTACCGATTCCAATATAATACTGATCTGAATCAGTAGCATTTGTCACTTCATCTAAGAGAAGATTTACTACCTTTTTTCGAAAAGAATCAGTTACAGTTGCTGTCATGTTTATTTCCTATTAAGCTAGAGTTATTTCACCCTGATTTCCGATTAAGAACCAATTTGCTCCGTCCCATACGCACTGGCATCCGTCGTTTTGTGCAAGTGCGAATGAGGTTCCTTGTGCAAAATTTGAAGGAGTAACAGTCATAGCGCCAGCGCCCTTATTTGTAAAGATCTTGTACTCACCAACCGTTGTTCCATCTCCTAAAGTTGCTGCAATAGCAGTTCCTTTATTGCCTATGATGAATGTTGCCGAATCCATAGCACTAGCTGCTACAGTGTCAGATGTCAGTGTTACGGCACTATAAGCAGCTTTCTTAATTTTTATAGACCCAGTTCCCTTCGAATTAACATCTAAATTAATATTAGCGTTTGTGCCAGTTGCTGAAACAGATGGATGGCCACCAGCTGCAGCATTACTAATTGTTATCTCATTTACTGCAGATCCTGTTCTACTCAGAATCAGCATCTCGTTTCCAGATGAATCGTTAATTGACTGTTGAATAATTGGTCTATATACAGTTGGATTTGTAAGTGTTTTATTAGTTAGTGTATCTGTTGTTGCTCTACCAACAAGTGTATCCGTAGCGGTAGGCATAGTTAATGTCGTACCTCCGGATGGTTTTAGTGATGCGATTACAGGTGTTGTGAGTGTCTTGTTTGTTAATGTGACCGTGTTTGTATCAAGTACAATATTACCTGATGCATCTGGTAATCTGGCAACATTATCTGCAGTAGGATTAGTTACCCCGAGACGAGTTTCAAATGTATTTGCTGATGATCCTTCAAATGCAATAACGCTGTCTTCGATCGTTACTTGAGAACCAAGCGTTGTACTGTCACCACCAAGATAGGTGTATATCTCAGAGAAGTTGCTGTTAATTTTAACAGCAGCTTGACGAAGGGTATCACCGGTCTTATCGTTCGCAGAAGAACCTGTGCTAATATTTTGCTTTGCCATATCTACCTACTAAAAATCTATAGTTTTATTTATATCAGAAATTCGAGTCACTTAAATATCTAGTAAACATTGATGCATCCATTGTCTCAATTGTAAGCGTAGTATCCGGCCCAATTGAGTCTGCACTATCATCAAACGTGAATGAGTTCGGTGATATAATTTGTAATACGTTATCATACGTACTTTCAAGTTCTGTAGCAGTCACTGAGCTATAGTTGCTGATCAAGTCATTCAATGTAGCTCTACCCGTACTATCACCAATAGTAATTAATGCAGTCATTGGTTCGTCGAATGAAGCCAACGACAAAGATGCACCGGCTCCAACAATGCTCACTGCTTCAGCTGAATCTAATGGGTTTTGTCCCTGAGCAGTCGGAGTGATTGTTGCTGGATTCTCTAACTGTACTTCACCCTCAAAATAAAATCCAGCCGGATGCACAAATTTTTTGTAAAGAGTCTCATAGTCCCTTACAGCTAATCCTGTTTTAATCAAGATAGAAAAGACTTGAAATCGTTTATCGTTTGTAATAAACT